ACAGATACCCATAGAGGTTAACCATACACATACAACAGGGAATACTGCTAGGAAGAAGTGAAGACTTCTTGAGTTGTTGAATGAAGCATACTGGAAGATAAGACGACCAAAGTAACCGTGTGCAGCTACGATGTTGTATGTCTCCTCTTCTTGTCCGAACTTGTATCCGTAGTTCTGAGACTCTTGCTCAGTTGTTTCTCTGATTAGAGATGAAGTAACAAGTGAACCATGCATTGCGGAGAACAATGCTCCACCAAACATACCTGCGACACCTGCCATGTGGAATGGGTGCATAAGAATGTTGTGCTCTGCTTGGAATACGAACATGAAGTTAAATGTACCTGAGATACCAAGTGGCATACCATCAGAGAAAGATCCCTGACCGAATGGGTATACAAGGAATACAGCAAATGCTGCTGATACTGGTGCTGAATAAGCTACACAGATCCAAGGACGCATACCTAATCTATATGATAGTTCCCACTGTCTACCCATGTAGGCAGAGATTCCAATAAGGAAGTGGAAAATAACAAGTTGGTAAGGACCTCCGTTGTACAACCACTCATCTACAGTAGCTGCTTCCCAGATAGGATAGAAGTGTAGACCAATAGCGTTAGATGAAGGAACAACCGCACCTGAGATGATGTTGTTACCATACATTAGAGCACCTGCAACAGGCTCTCTAATACCATCAATATCTACAGGTGGTGCTGCAATAAATGCAACAATGAAACATGCTGCTGCTGTGAGCAAGCAAGGGATCATAAGTACACCGAACCAACCAACATAGATGCGGTTGTTTGTGTTTGTGACCCACTGGCAGAATTCTGGCCACCCTGCTAGGAGACCTGTACTGCGTTTTGAAAGAGTTGTCATGTTAATAAGACGTTTTAAGTAGGGCTCAAAGGGTAGAGCGATACTATATTTCCACCAATCCCTTCACTGGCGGATATTAGAGACGTAATTTATCCACCCATAGGTCTCGGTTAAACGGGTGCATGTAACAAAGGTCAGGGATTCCTGACCATTTGATTTATTTATCTTAAAATAACTTTACAATTATGTCAAGCAAAAAAGATAGGTATTTCTACTCAAATTTTAGTATGATGCTTCGTGTGTATCGTATTCACCGTAGACAGGTTGAACCTCCCAACGCTTCCAATCTATCTTTCTTTCTGCTATTAATTTTTCTAATTCATCTACCGTTAAACATACTTTTACTGGTTTACTAGTTTCTTTTTCGTATACGTGAAAGCTAATTGTATCTACCATTTTATGCGTTATAAGAGTGCCATCCTGTTGCTATGTATTTAGTCTGAGTATCACTGACGACACCTTTATGTGTGTGCGTCCAGAAAGCAGGGAAGATACATAGTCTTCCTTCCACTGCATCAATAATTTTTTCATACTCTGGATAGTATGTACCACCGCCCTCAGTGACAGTGTTTAAGTATAGAGTCCAAGCTAGAACACGTTCAACTCCACGAGAATTATTTTCACAATGTAATAAATGATATCCTTGACCAGGATTATATCTCTGTAAATTATATCCCATTTCACCAGAGAAATTATCTATCACATAAGTGGATCTAAAAGTTTCAGTATAGACAGAAGTATAAGATTCTAGAATCCTTGAGATAATTGTGCTTGGAACGGTTCCATCATTAAAGTATAAGGTAATGTCTTGAGAATCTTTTACTTTAGGGTCTCTAATAATTTGATCATTAAGAGCATACCTTCCTCTAAACTGAAGATCTTTATTGTCCTCAAAAAAATCAATAATTTTTTTACACATGTCGGGAGGAACTACGTTGTCGTATACTCCTATAAAATCAACCATAAAAAAAGAGGGGTATTCCCCTCTAATTATAACATCATTATGCTGATGGTGCAAATGCGGGAATCATCATCCCACCTCCTTGATCATCGTCATCATCCTCATCATCATTCCATGGAAGATCACCAAGCATTATAAAGCTTGCCACAAATACCGTGATGACAGGCATAAATGGAAACAATAATGTGTGAATCCACGTTTGATAATCTGCGTCTAACATTATATTAGACCGTGTGCATATACAGGTATTCCAACAGTTGCTGTTAGTCCTGTAGCAAACATGAATGTTATGAATGGGATGTAGCGTACTGACATAGGTCTTTTATAAACCTCCATGACGTCATGGTAGTTCATTTAGAATACGCCAGGAATAATCTGACCAGTTGTAACGTAAGCGCCTACTGCTGCTACGAAACCGAGCATTGCTGCCCAACCATTAAATCTTTCTGCTTCTGGTGTCATGATAGTGTACCGTTTTTGTAATAGTTTTGTAAATGAAGATGATATCCACGGTTAGAAACCTAGGATGCCACCAAAGAAAAAGCTTCCTGACAAAGCGTATGAAATGAATCCTGCTACAATACCAATCATAGCTAGTCTACCATTGAGTTTTTCGGCATTAGGACCGTATCCCTCATAGTTCTCATCAATATATGGTTGTGTCTCAGTTGGATACATGTTTTGTCTTCCACCTGATTCTGTAACTGTTGTCATTTTAAGTTTTGTTAAGAAACGTAACATAATTATATATAAAAGATTAAATTTTGTCAAGCGGAAATCATATTAATATTGTTTATCGTGAACATAAGTATTTTGAATAAATAAATACAGAACTTAAACCCGTAGGGTGATATGAAAAAATTAATTCCCTTGGTTATGGTAGCAGGATTCGGAAGTCCTGCATTTGCGGACATCACACATAAGATGACGTCCAGTGTACAGTTGCAAACTAACGCAGCTGCAACTCAGGTATCGCGAATTGGATCTACATACACTGCATCTGGATCAGGTGTGACCATGGACGTTGGTGGTGGTGGATCTGCCGACCTTAATGTTGGTGGACTAGGCACATTGACTGACGGCGTTGGTCAAGGATCAATTGCTACAGCGACCCAGACAAGTGCAGGTGGTGCATATAGCTTCTCTCAGTCATTTGTTGAAGGTGATGCTATTGTAACTACAGCTCCTGCTGTTGGTGCAGTTAGTGCATACTCTGATCAGGTATCTACTGCAGTTGGTAGTGGAACTGGTACAGGTACAGTAACATCAGCACATGCCATAACAGCAGTTGGTGGTGGAAGTGGTACTGTAACTACAGGTCAATTTGTAACTGAATTAGTAATAGACTAAATGAGTAATGAAAAGAATACTTGTCATGGTTGCGGGTGTGTATGTCCTTGCGAGTGCGAGGACTGCAACCGCTGTGCCTGTGGTCCCCAACTTCACACAGGGCAGTATGACCTCGGTGACAACCCAGACGGTCACTACGTCTGAGACCATAAATAGTATGGATTATGCCACAGGCTGGACGTATTCGGTCAGTGGCTCAGGCGTAGAAATAGAAGAAGGTACAACTATATCACCTGACGTGACAACTACACAAACTAATACCAACAACGGTGTGACTTCAACATGGACTGGACTAGATTTATCAACAGACAACAAACCAAATTGGAAGCAGACAGAGGCAGGAGCAGCGTTCCAATTCACAGAACATTATTCAGGACCAGGTCTTCAGACTCATACAATAATACAGAGAGAAACCACAGTCCAAAGCGTCACAGAATCAACAAGTATATTCTCAAATTAACTGCTATCACTGCACTTTCTACATGTGTGCCTGTGTATGCAACAGACGTTGGTGGTGTATCAGCGACTGCAAATCCCGTAGCTAATTCTAGTGGCTCAGTGACCAACCAGGCAATACAGGTTTTACAAGGACCGTATATAACTAATACTTATGGTGATGGTATCCAATGTCAGGGTGCTACCATGAACGTTACACCATACGTCACCAGAACAGGAACATGGCAAGATCCTTACGAAGCTTTTTTCAATGATCCTGTCTACAACAACGCAGACAATAATGATGATAACATACCTGATAATCCAGGTGAAATTTTATACTACATCCCTACTCGTACAGGTCAGAAGTCTACACAGAATATTAACTTAGGTTTTAGTGCAACGATATCAATACCATTAGACAAAGAAGCAAGAGATAAATGTATGGAAGCAGTTGCTATTCATAATGAATATCGTACACAACTTACTGCTAACAAACGCCTTGACTTTGAAATAGCTAGGTTAAAAAATTGTGGAAATTTGAAAAAAGAGGGTATAGTTTTCCATCCCAAGTCACCATACTATAGTGTATGTGCTGACGTTATGCTAATCAATCCACCTGGCGTAGTAGGTCCTCACAATCATGAGATTAAACCTACTGGTAATGCTGATGATCTAAAAGAAATTTCTATAGGTAATAATTCTAAGTTATAATTTTTTCTTTCTAGGTTTTAAAGGAGGTAGTCCTTTCTTCTCACGATATTTGTTTGCTTGTATCTCACTTCTAGATAACTCGCTATGTCTACCAACTTTCTTTTGAAGAGTAGTAATAGCTTTTTTAACAGCTGGTTTAATTAATCTCAATATCAATGGTGTAGCAGCAGCTCCTGCTGTTGCAATAATTGCGATTGCTATTGTAGTCGTTGCTTGACTTGGTGATGGTAAAAATTTCTCAGCTACTGTAGTTGGTTCATATAATGTTATACAGGTTTTGCCATCATCACTAAGTTTATGACCAGTAACTCTCTCATCTCCAGACAAAGTAAGGTCACCAACTCTTAGTTGTGCAGGACCTGGACATTCAACATCACCTGTGGATATATCGCCTGTAGGTGGAACCTCTGTAGGAGGAACATCTGGTGGTGCATCCACTGGTGGTACTGGAGTCTCTACATATATGTTCAATTGATCTGGAGTATAGTCCATCGCATCATACGTTGGATAGTCTCCATCACAAAGAACCCTAGTCCCTTTAGAGTCATCCTCCTTTAGGTTAGGCGTTTCTCTATTATCAGCTGCATCAGGGTGATACTTCACACAACCTGGCATATTCACAATAGGTGAACCTATGTGTAATATGAAAGGATATGTTTGTGTATGTGGAACGTAATTATATATTGCAGGTGCTTCTATTCTAGGAATATTTACGTTTTCTACCCCGATTTCGGGTATTTCAGACATTAGAATCCAAGAGGACTACTAGGAGTTGGTAATGCAGGACCTGTAGACTTTGGTATTAGATCAGTTAATCCTCCACCAAGGTCAGGCATTACAGAATCCATTACCTTACTTTTTATACCATCTATGATGGCATCTTTCTGAACGTATACATATGCACCACCACCGATGATGCCAGCAACTCCAACGAAAGAGAGAATTGCAATTGTGTTAATAATTTTTTGCATGATATTTATTTTTGATCAGGGATAAGTTTAACAGGTGCTTGCTCAATTCTAATAGTCTGAGCAGGAGCAGTCTCGCTTGCCTTAGCAATGAGTGCTTCCATGTCCTTCTTGCTGATAGATCCACCGCTAGATGCACTACCATCCTTCTTCTTGCTTGACGTTTGAACGCCAAAAGTAGCTAAAGTTCCTGTGAAGACCGAAGCTATAAAGGTCGGATCAATTTTTTGTTCTTGTTTGTAACCAGGTATTTCAACGTAGTTCAAAGTTAAAATTCCTGCGGACCACACAAGAATACCTAGTCTGACGAAGGTAGATAAAAGTAACAGTTGTTCTTCTTTATCATCAATACCTTCTTTGATTTTACCGAGGATACCTTTTTTCTCCTCCTTCTTTACTTCTGCCATGATACTATAATTTCTGTTCTATTTAGGTTAATTGTGAGGATCATAATATCTAATGACCCAACCTGTAACAGCTATTAAGATAACAACAACGATAAGTGTAACCATTATGCCTGTGCCTCAGTCCATGAGATTCTAACGTCAGCAGCACGTCTATTAGAACCACGACCACCAGCGATGTTAGTGATTTGAATTGCTAATACCTCAGGACCATCTGGGAAAGTACCCGTTGGATCAGGTGCTGTTGTAGCAGTGAAGTTATCAAATCCACCACCAAGAATAGAGTTGGATAGTTCTTTAACTTGTCCAAGATCGTATGCAGCAACACCAGTATCAGCATAGAATCCAAAGATAACCTCTCCTCCAATTAGTTCACCGTTAATTCTACCAAAGTTGTCAACGATATTAGTAAGTTCTGCATATTGTGCTAGTGATGTACCACCAACGTTCTCCCATATAATAGTATCAGAAATATTTGGATTAAGAATTAGTTCAACGAACAACGCACCGTTGGTTGAAATCTCACAAGAGTTTAGAACCAACTGCATTCTATTAACAAGTTCTCTAGCACCAAATGAACCAGGAATACCATTGTCAACTGATGGTGCAGTACGAATAGCTAGTAACGCTTTTGTTTGACCAGAGTTAATTTCTCTACCAGTTCTAGTTCCAACCGTATAAACATATGCTCGGTCATCATCGTAACGACCATCCATGATAACAGAAGAACCCCAGTGACTGATTTGTGGTACAGACGTTGCTTCCAGAAGTTCAATACTGGTTGGTTGAGTTGCATCATATGTAAATCCTTGTGCAGATGCTGCACCAAGTGGAGCAAACGTAATATTTGTTGGGTTAGCAGAAGTAACTGCCTTACTTAATGAGATAGAAACACCAGAGATGCTATGTACAAATGTATCAGCAGGAACTCCAGATCCATAAACTCTCTGTCCTTTTTGAATACCTGTACCAGAACTTACACTACCAGAGGAAGTTCCAGATGCCATAGTCAAGTTAACACCAGATGCACCAGCTTGTTCTCTAGTAATACCAGTAAATGAACCAGCATTAGCACGAGACAATGGAGATAGAGCAGAACCAGTAGCATCAGTTAGTGCAATACCAGTTGCATCTCCAATCGTATCTGTAATTTTAAACGTAGTTGCAGAAGGAACTGCAGCAACGTAGTATACTTTCTTTGCTACAATATTTGCGAACGGAGTATCAAATGTAATTGTTTGTTGTCCGCCAG